ATGCGACCCAGCAACTTATGAAAGACATCGACAAAGCAGCAAAGAAGCTGGTGAAGCCTGCGAAGAAACCAAAGGCCGCACCAAAAGAACCCACGGACGCTGTTGGCTGGCTGAAAAAAGCCTATATCGAAGACCAGGGCAAAGGCGCCCCGAAAGTCGGCAACATCGGATACCTCCTGTGAAGACGATTTTTGACATCGCTGACGCCCGTCAAACCGATATGTACTTTGATGAGACCGACAACACGTTCCGGTTTCACACCCATGAGAATGTGGATCTGCTTCTCAGCCACAACAAACGGAAGTACAACGATTACGGCGACAAGCTGACGATGGGTAAGCGTGGCGAGTGGCATCACGTCGCCTCTGTACCCAAGACCGAGTGGGAAAAGTGGATGAGGAAATCCAACGGCGCGGTAGGGAAAGACCCGAAAGTGACTGCGGCTTACCTCAACGATCCCGATTACAAATATTTTAAAGTGGCTCCGACCAAACTTTGAGGCAATTATGAGAAACGTAAACTCCAACGTGTTCCGTCCGGGTGTAACGCAGACTATCTCTGCGAGTACGTCCAGTGCGGCAACATCCAACGCTTTCGCGACACAGGTGACAGAGGTGATGGTGACGGCTACCGCAGCCTGTTTCATCACATTCGGCACAGCCCCCACTGCAACGACATCCCATGTCTATGTAGCGGCAGGCACTCCGTATTTCTTCCGGGTGTCGGAACAGAACAAGTGCGCGGCGATTACCGCATCCAGCACATCCACCGTCTATGTGACTGAGCTGACACGGTGAATGTGGCGATTGTGGGCTTGGCTCCGTCCACTCACGATGACGCTCCATACGATGATCCGAATTGGGAGGTATGGGGATTACCCTGGGATGAGGACAAATGGCCTTACCTTGACCGTCTGTTTGAGATTCACCCGCTGGAACTGCTGAAAAAACCAGAGGCAAGGCGCAGGCCCGGATACCTGGATCGGTTACGGAGCCTCACTGCACCGCTGTATATGCAATCTGAGTATCCAGAAATCCCCAACGCCATCCCTTACCCCGTGGAGCGTGTTATTTCAGAGCTGGGGACCGATTACTTCAATTCCTCGGTTGCTTACCTGATGGCACTCGCTATTACAGAAGGCGCAGACAGGATTGGGATATGGGGGGTGGATATGGCGGACCTTGAATCCTCTCCCGGTGATCCCTCGTACATCTCTGAATTCTCTTATCAGCGGCCCAACCTGGAGTATTTGATTGGGTTTGCCAGGGGCAGGGGGATCTGCGTTGACATCCCGGACGGCTCCCCGCTTGCAAAATTTCATGGTGAGGGTATCCCGCTGGGCGTGATGTATCCCTCATACCCAACCCGGTACGGATATTTGAACTAATGGCAATTTCAACTTACGCGGAATTACAAACAGCAGTGTCGAACTGGCTTGACCGGGACGACCTAACAGCTCGGATACCGGAATTCATCGCCCTGGCTGAAGCCCGGTACAACCGTGAACTGCGTATCCGCAAGATGGAAACCACAACCACTGATTCCACGGTTGCCGGTACGCGGTCGTATTCCCTCCCAACCGGATGGCTGCAGGGCCGGAATATGCAACTGAGCACCGACCCCATCACCCCGCTGGAATATCTCACTCCAGAGATCATGGACAGACTCTACGCGGGATCGGTCACAGGCAAACCGCTGACTTACACCATCATCGGTGATAACTACCATCTCGGCCCATCACCGGATGCGGTCTACACCGTCGAACTCGTCTACTACAAGAAGTTCGACGCACTCTCAGACTCCGCAACCACCAACGATATGCTGACGGACAATCCAGACGTATATCTCTACGCAAGTCTGCTGGAGGCCGAACCGTTCCTGATGAACGATGCCCGCACTCAGTTATGGCTGGCGGCGTACAAAGAAGCAACAGCAAACATCCAAAGCGCAGACAGCCGCGACAGACACTCTGGTAACAGCTTGCGCGTAATGACCGAAACAGGAACACCGTAATGGCACTAGAGAGTGGAACTTATTTAGACGATTTGGTCACAACCAACCCGACCGCTTCCGATAATGTCAGCGCCGGGGATGACCATCTCCGTCTTCTAAAAACGGTTCTAAAGAACTCGTTTCCCTCCGTGGACGCAGCCGTCAACGCGATCCACACCGGCACTTCCGCACCATCCACCAGCATTGCACAAGGACTCCTCTGGCTGGATACCACAAACTCAGTGCTCAAGTTGTACGATGGCAGTTCGTGGGTTGTCCTGCCCATATCCCCGGCTACCTCCTACAAGATTATGGGATCGCTCACCGTTGGGTGGACACTGCCCACCTCAGACGGATCGGACGGCCAGGTGATGAAAACCGATGGATCTGGCGCTTTATCCTTTGTAAACCCGGGGTCAGTCCTGACCGCCGGAGAAGGGATCGACATCACCTCCAACACCATATCAGGAGAGGACGCCTCCACCTCCAACAAGGGGATTGCGTCTTTCGCTGCCGGTGAGGGGATGGATGTGTCAGTCAGTTCCGGTGCGGTGACGTATTCGGGCGAGGATGCCTCCGACACAAACAAGGGCATAGCCACATTCAACACCGCTAACTTCGCGAATTCCTCCGGCGACATTACGATCAAGGATGGCGGCGTTGCCAACGCAGAACTGGCAGATATGGCGGCGAACACCGTCAAGGTCAGGGATGCAAACTCCCTTGGTGTGCCGTCTGATAAAGCCCTGGCATCCACCGAAATTTTAATTGGGGATGGAACCGGCTTTACTGCCGCATCCCTGTCTGGTGATGCCACCATGACCAATGCCGGGGCGGTTTCCGTTACCGGTATCCAGGGAACTGCCGTCAGTTCGACAGCTCCCACCAACGACCAGTACATGAAATACTCATCTTCCGCATCTGAGTGGCAGATGGTATCTATCGTGGGTACGGACAAACTCACGACGAAGGGCGATCTTCTCGTATACAACACGGTCGATTCAGAAACCCGACTCGCTGTTGGTACAAACGATTATGCGTTACTCGCTGATTCCGGTGCGACTAACGGCGTAGATTGGAAACAGGTAGCAACAGACACCATTGCTGATGATGCTGTTACCGGAGCCAAGATAAGTTTTATAGATGACTCCATTGCCGCCACCGACACTCATATCATGGTGGCTGATGGTACGGATTATAACAACGTGGCTGTTAGTGGTGATATAAGCCTTGCTAATGATGGCACTGCCGCTATCGCATCTGGCGTAATTGTTAACGCAGATGTAAACGTTTCTGCTGCTATCGCTGACACTAAGATTGCCCTTGGCACTGCGATTCAAGCCTATGACGCAGACACAGCCAAAACAGACGTAGACCAATCATGGGCAGGCACTCAGCGTGGTACTCCCTCCACAGTTACAGACGGCACTTTAGATTTAGACACTGCCAACAACTTCAAATACACACCGGGAGCCGCTGACACTCTTGAATTTTCAAATGAAACCGCTGGACAGGCAGGGTTCATCACCTTGATAAATCCCTCCGCTTACACGA